GATTGGTAGTGGTATAGCAGTTATTGATAAGAGAGATGTTGATTGGGATTTAAAATAATGACAGACAGCTTGTGTTTCTGCTGTAATAAAATACCTAAAAATGACTTTTATATTATGGATAGTGTATTAGTTTGTTGTGATTATTGTCATGACAAATGTTTACCAAAAAAATGAGAAAGGAAACTGATGAGCGAAAAGCCAACAATAAGTGATACCGATTATGGTTTCAATGGATTGCTTAGAATATTTAATGAGCAAGAGATTGATATAACAGAGTGGGTATTTGAAAGACTAGACAAAGAACGTGGTGGAATATCTTTTAATCTACCTATGTGTCATGGAGAAATCTATTTGACATGGGGAGATTTATATAGAGCAGACATACAGTTTGTAAGGTCGCAGAAAAAGTATGATGAAGTATTAATGTTAGGACAACTGTACGAAATCATAAAAGAACTAGAGAAAACAAGACTTGACTTTAAGAAATCGTTAAGTGAAATGCTAAAGAACGCATTTAAAAGTGAGGAAGAATAATGGATAGTAAATGGAATAAGATAGTTAAGGGTTTGTTAAATGAGGAAGATTACTTAGAAAAACAAATCAAAGCATTTAGAAAGACCAGACTTACAGTAATAAAACAAATGCAAGAGGAACTTTCTATACAAGAGATTGCAAAACTTTTTAAGATATCAAGACAAAGAGTGTATAAAATAATAGAGAAAGGACAATAATGCCTAAGTTTAATTTAGATAATTACGAAACAGTAGAGGACAGACTTAAAGTATTCTGGACAGATAATCCAAATGGTCGTGTGTTTACAGAAGTAGTACACGAAACTGATGATGGAAGTTGTGTAACTATTAGAGCATTTGTATATAAAGATGAGAGCGACACAAATCCAGTAGCTACTGGTATAGCACAAGAAACTAAAGGACAGGGTGGTTTCGCAAATACTGATGCATGGGTAGAGAACTGCGAAACATCTGCTATTGGTAGAGCATTAGCTAACTGGAAATATCAAGGTAGCAACAAAGCAAGACCTAGCCGAGAGGAAATGTCTAAGGTAGGTAATCAAGATAACGTTGAAGTTACTAAGGTAAGAACACCTAGAACAACTAAAGCACAACAAGAACAGATGAATAAAGTTGTTGATGAAATGGTAGCCGAGCCAAAGACTACAACAGTAGCTAGTCAACTTAAAACTATCATGCAAACAATGGTAGATGATGAGAAAAAACTTGTTGAGTACCAACGTGAAGCCTACGTTAAATGTGTAAGCGAACACAACACACCAGAACAAGTTGAAAGTTGGAACGAAGAACACATGGATATATTCCTTAGTGAGTTTGAAAAGCAAATACCTAATGGAAGTATTGAAAACGTAAGTGAAGTTTTTGATACAGAGGAAATAACAGAAGGAGGTGATGACATGGGAGATGAATGGAAGAGCAATCCTGCAACAGAAAACCAACTCAAATGGTGTAAAGATATTGTTGCAAAAGCTACAGATAAAAACATTGAAGGACTATCCGAACTAAAAGAGTTGTGGAATGGTGGAAATATCAATGGACAAACTGCTAGTGATATCATATCTAACTGGAACGATAAGGTTAAGTAATGAGTGAACTAGAGCCAATAAGCTATAATGTGCAGAAGTTGGTTGAAAGATTACAGAAACGTTTTCCTGATTATGACTTCAACCAACCTGCAAAGCTAGATAGAAGATGTAAGAAAAGTTATACAGGTCAATGCCCAGTTGTAAAACATTCTAGTTACGCAACTGATATGGAGGGTAATGACTTCTGTATAAAGCAAATTAAAGTAGCACTTGAAGATAATCCTTATGCACATAATGTGATTACTTGTAATGCAATATTAAGAACTAAGCAAGAAAAAGAACTTGCAGAGAAAGGAAACTTTTAATGCCAAATATATTTGATGAGCCAAAGATGTTAAAAGCGTGGGCAATAAAGTTAGCTAATGCTTGTGGTGGACAAAAGGTAGAGAAAACTATGTTTCTTACAAAGTTAAACACTAAAAGAATTGGAGAACTGTTAGATGAATTTGTTAATGACCACAACGACAACACTTTAAAGGTAGCTGAACAGCTTGGACAGATAGAGAAAACAGAGGAAGAGTAATGTCATTTGATAGTGGAGATGTAATAACATATTGTTACGATTGTTTGACTTACAAGTGTTGTTCGGTACAGAAAAATGATAAATCACAATGCTGTAGTAAGCTAACGTGTGATGAATATAGGGAGATAAAATGAGTAGTCCAGATGCAAAAGATTATCCTGTTTGTGTAAAGTGTAATCAAGTACCAGAGATACCATTAGATACAAAAGACACCTGTTATGACTGTAACAGAGGAAACATTTAAAGCAGTTCTAAGTTAGCCCAACCTTTATTGTTAACTGTGAAAGTGAGAACAGCAGGGTGCGACCATAGTCCAGACCTTTCTGTAAAATCAATAGACTTATCTAAACTTGGAGATTGAAACCAAGCACGATTACCTTGATACTTACTACGCAAATGGTGGTAATGTCCTGTTACTAATATCTCTGCCTGTCCACTAGGTAGGTGTCCATACATCTGACCTTTCCACCAATTCTCTATCTTAGCTTCTGGATTAGAGCCACCACCTGTCATATGACCATGTGTCCAAGCACAAGTCTTACCTTTAATTTTCATAACTTGATGAAATCCATCTGGTATTTCAACTGATACTTTTCCATATCGTTCTGGATTAGCATTCATAATCTCTTGACATATCTGCAAGTGCATTGTATCGCTGTTATCTAATCTATTTGTATAGACTTGACCTTTACTGGACCTAGACATTTCGCCATGATTACCTGGAACACCTGCAAGAACAAGTTTATCTGCTAAAGGTAAGAAGGTTTCAACAGTTTTCATAATCATAGAACGTGCAAGAGCATATTGTTCAATGAGAGAGAGCGAAACATTGAAGGGTTGACTGTCGTAAAAAGCTGCTGTACAGTTTTCTGTGAGGTCACCAAGTCCTATCATATAAATTTCATCTATCTCCACACCAATCCTACGCAAATCTTTTATACGATTAACTGCATCTTGTAAAGCAACATCATATCTTTTAATTGTATTCTCTACACCAAAATCTTTCTTACCTAATTGCCAATCTGCCATAAAGAATAAGAATGCTGTATCTCCACCTAGTGTTTTCTTTTTTATAGGTGGTTTTTTCTTAGCTTGTTTAAATAATTCTTGAAAATACTTGTCGTGTCCTGGATTTTTCTTTCGTACAACGCCTTTAAATGCGTAAAACGTTTCAGTTTTACCACCTTTTAGCTGAACATTCCACGAAGATGCACGTACAGAGCCTTCAATGTAATATAATTCAGGGTCAAATCCCCATTCTTTTAATATAGAATCGAACTTATTTCTGTAATCAGGGTCTATACCAACGTGAGTTATCTCACCTAGCCCTGTCTGTTCGTTGACTTCTAGTCCTGGTTGCCAACCTGATTTGTAAAAGTTATTACCCCATTCATCAGGTATAAGTTTTTTCTTTGTGATACTTTCCTCCTGTCAATATAAGTGTACAGGATTATTAGTAATATTTAATTATTTAGAAACTTTTTTTGGTTGTGGACTTACTTTCTTTTTAGCAAAAGATTTCAATACTGACAATACAGCAGCACCACCAGACAAAGCAGCAACTTCAAGTGTGCTTATATCTACTCCAAGTGCAGGTGTAATGACAAGTGTTGAAGCAAATGTTTCCACAAATGTCCATAGACATCTCTCCAATAAGTCTTTATATTCTTCACTCATTGTATTAGCTTTCCTAACTTTAACTTGTTTTCTATATTCTCTAGTTTAGCAATAATAATATCAAGTTTCTTTTGAAATGCTTGTGGATGTATCATATCTGGACCACTTGCATTTGATAAATCTTCTGCTGTTATGTTTGTAGATTTTTTTAGTGATTCAGTATCTACTTTATCCCATTCAATAATGAATTGTCGCCAAGCATCACCAGGACAAGATGTTTGTTTGAACGAAGAGTGTGGTCTTAGTTCTCCTTTGACCTGTGAGTAGAGCCACTTAACAGATTTAATAGCTTTATCTGAAGGTTTGTCGGTAGGTTTGCTACCACCAAGCCAACACACAGCAACATAATGCTTGTTATTGTAGTTAATTTCTTGCCTACTGTTGCCACCTTGTGCTGCACTTCTGTTTCCAAATCCTCTGCCTTCATAAATCTGTCCTGTATCTCCTACTAAAAAGTTATATGCTACATCATTCCAACCTCTGTCAACTTGATGTAGTCTTTGTATCTTCTTACATTGGTCCATCTCTGCTTGATTACCTATAGCTGTAGGATAAGCAGACCAATGTATTACTAGACCTTTTACTTCTCCTAGTTTACTAAACTTTGTCTTATTAGGTTTAGCACCCCAACTATCTCTACTAATAATATTCATAGTCTTAGATTACCTTCTGAACCATACTTACAATCGCATAAAGTAATATTAGTACCTGCATCATTCTTATAACTATTACAACCACAGGTCTTTCCCATTTCATCTATACATACCTTACACATACTTATATTTTATCCACCTATTTTAAATAATAGTTCAGTAAAGTTAGATTCTAACATATCTAATTCACTATTCATTTCCATAACCATAGCATCACAAGCGTTCTGATGTGATTTAATTTCTTCTATGGAGTTGAATACCCAACCAAATGCACTAATTACTATTGTTGCAATTATTGGAATGATTGTTTTTGTGTCTATTTTTAATGTTGCCATTGTTCTCCTACATTATGGCAGCAACAACAACACCACCTACTGCTACCAGTAATCCTAATACTTTATAAAATTCTGCTTTGTCTAATTTTTGGTCTAGCTTTTCTTCAATCTTTTCAAGTTTGTCTAATATCATTTGATTTAATT